ACTAATACAATAGTAAAAGGTAAACAAGCTTTTAGTCTTTCTGGTGGTGAAAAGGGTGAAAATAATAGCGGTAATTCAGGGGGACCCCATTTACATTTTGAAATAAGACGTAGTAGTGAAAAATTAATTGATATACGAAATGGTTATGGTAGATTATCCGGTTCAAATATTTTAAACCCTGAGGATTTTATTAAAAAATCTGATCAAAAAATTGTGAGTGGAGCACCTAATCATGGTCAATTAGGTAGTACATCTAGTGGGGTTATAGCCTAAGGTTGTTATTATAAAAAATAATTACTATATTTAGTGTATGGTATTAGGTTATATTATTTCAGAGGAAAAGATAGAAGTTGAAAATTTTGTCAATTTAAATTCATTAATTGATATTGATGATGAATTACCAAGATTAATTGTTGGTAGAGAATTTAGTAAAACTTTAGGTTTGAAACCATCTATTTTAAATAAAAAGATGAGTAAGTATAGTTACTGGACATATTCCTCTACCGAGAAGAAGTCTGAATATACTGATGATTTAGAGTTATTTAAAAAAATATCTATAGATTTATTTCTAAGTAAAGTAAAATATTTTTACATAGATCCATTCAATTTAACCTTAACACAAATAAAACGATTGATAACCAAAGTTAATGGTGTTACCAATGGTTTAATTTATTATGATACAAAAATGTGTTATGTTTTTTATGATGGTATGACTTATGGTATTAATTGGGATGTTATGGAGTATTTAGGGTTGGGGAAACAAAGGTTAATAAATTACTTAAAAGATAAAAATTTTAAGATTTTACATAAAGATGAAATATTTAATAAGTGTATGTTTGAGACTAATAATATTAAGGTTTTACCGTACTTACACTATTTAAAAACATATGAACAACAAGATCTTATTAGCGTCCTTCATCACAGTTAAACAATCTGACGATTTCTTTAATAAATTAGACACTTTATTTTCAATAAAAAAAGATAAGACATTCATTTTTAGTTTAGGTGAAAATTTAATGGTCACTTTTAAATTAACCTCAACAAATGATTTAAAAGAAGTTATTAAGACTAAATTAAAAAACACGATACAAATCCACAAAAAGAGTAATAGTTTTTACACAATAAACGCTTTGAATAAATTAATCCAAAGAGATTTTAATTTGGTGGATGGTAATATAGATTATAAATCTTATTCCATTGATTGGGATAAATACCAAGATAAGTTATTTTTACTAAAAGAGGGTGAATTACTAATTCAAGATATAAAAAAAGTAATTTTATGATTTAACAGATATTTATAATGAAATAAGATTACTAATATATAAAAATATGGATAATAATAAAAAAAATGTTGATGAAAAAGGGATTGTTAACACCCTTGAAAACTTCTTATCTAATGATAAAAGTGATAAAAATGTTGAATGTACTGGTGACGTTTGTTATGTAAATGATGGTAAAGAACTTGTAGAACGAATTGAAAAAAAATTAGTTACCAGTGATGGTAGAAGATTGTTAATATAATAAGAATTAATCATATACCAAATGTCAAAAAATTTAAAATCAGATTTATCAGAAACTCTAAAGAGATATAACTTATTAACAGAATATAAATTCTATGTCCCTCGTATGGATGAAGAAAATTATGACCAAGATGATATATTCTTAGATGAACAAGATGTCCCTATGGATGATGTTCCAACTGAAGAAGTACCTACTGAAGATGTTCCAATGGAAGAACCAACAACCCCAGAGATGGGTGTGACACCAGAACCAACTATGGATACGACAACTCCCCCTATGGGTGGTGAAGTTGAAGTGGATGTAACAGATATCGTAAAAGATACTAAAGAAACTAAAGACGCGGTTAATAGTGGTAATCAAAAAGTTGATGAGTTATTAAATAAATTAAAAGATTTAGAAACTAAATTAGCGTCAATGGATAGTTTAACAGCTAAAATTGATAATTTAGAAAGTGAGTTTGAAAAAAGAAATCCTACACCAGAAGAAAAATTGGAAATGAGATCATTAGATTCTTTTCCATATAATCTTAAATTAACTGATTATTGGGCTGGTAAAGAAGGAGCTTACAATGTTTTAAATAATGATAATAACAATTTAACTTCAATGGGTAAACAACCCGCTGAAAAAGAATATGTATTAACACGAGATGAAATAGAAAAAGATTACAGTGAAGGTGATGTTTCTGATTCATTTTATCCGGAAGATTAATAATTTTTTAAAAAAAAGACTAAGGGGACTTTACAGTCTCCTTTTTTTTTACTATATTTGTTGAAATAGAATGTTTAATTAATTAAAATTAGTAAAAATGTCAGAAAAAACAAGTTCATTACAATCGATTCTCGATCAGTATGAAAAAAACAAGTCATCACAAAGTGGTGGAGGATTTGAAAGAAAGGAAGTAGATCTTACCAAGTATTTCTCCGAAAAATTAAGAGAAGGTCAAAAATCAGATGAGAAACGAGTGAGAATCTTACCTACAAAAGATGGTTCACCTTTCACTGAAGCTCATTGGCACGAACTTCAAATTAACAAACAGTATAGTAAAATTTATTGTACTAAGAAAAATGATGGCACTAGATGTCCATTATGTGAGGCTCATGAAGCTTTAAAAATGACTGGTAACGCGACAGACAAAGAACTCGCTAAACAGTTCGCACCAAGATTATTCTACATCACTAAAGTGATTGATAGAGATAAAGAATCTGAAGGTGTTAAATTTTGGAGATTCAAACATTATTATAATGGTGAGGGTGTATTTGATAAATTAATCCCAATCATTAAAAAAAGAGGTGACATCCAAGACGCTAGAACAGGTAGAGATATCACTATGACTTTGGAGAGAGATTCAAAAGGTAGAAGTAAATTAACTTCAATTATGGATGAAGATCCTTCTTTATTAACAGATCCTAAATCTGAGTACGCAAAAGTTTGGATGACGAATGAAGAAACATATAAAGATGTTTATCGTCCAAAAAGTATTGAGTATATGGAAATCATCGCAAAAGGTTTAGAACCAGTTTGGGATAAGGAACAAAAGAAATTTGTTTCTAAAGATGATTTAGATAGTAAACCAGGTGGGAGTTTAGAATCTGAAATTAAAATGATGACTTCTGGTACTAAAAGTACACCGGTAGTTAAAAAACCAAGTCCAGTTGTTGATGAGGTTAGTGAGGAAGAAGTAGATTTAGTTGAAACTGAAGCTACTGATGATGATGAATTACCATTTTAATTTTAAAAATATAAAAATATAAAAATATGTCAGTCGAAAAAAGACCTAAAAAATCCACTAGTGGAATAAAAAAACAAGAATTTAATCTAACCGAATTTAAAAAAGGTGTCGGTTTAAATTCATCTGTTAAAGATAAAGAATTGAGTTGGATTCCATTTTCACCAGCTTTTCACGAAGCTACAGGTGTACCTGGAATTCCTAAAGGATACGTGTCATTGAGTAGAGGTTTCAGTAATACTGGTAAATCAACCTCTATTTATGAAGCGGTTGTTTCTTGTCAAAAAATAGGTATCTTACCTATTATTATTGACACTGAGAATAACTGGAGTTGGGATCACGCTAAATGTATTGGTGTTGATTTTAATGAAGTCGCTGATGAGAATGGTGAAGTTGTTGATTATGAAGGTTTTTTTATGTTCATCAACAATAAAACATTATTTGATAAGTACGGTAAGTTTCACCACGATGAAGGTGTTTACAAACAAAAAGAATTCCGTAGAAAAGCTTGTATTGAAGATATTTCTTTATTCATTGAAGACTTATTAGATTTACAACAAAAAGAAGAGTTACCATATGAATTATGTTTTTTATGGGATTCTATTGGAACTATTGATTGTTTTAGATCTGTTGTCGCCAAAACTAAGAATAATATGTGGAACGCAGGGGCATTGGAAACCGCGTTTAAAGGTATCTTAAATAATGATATACCTTCTTCACGAAAAGAAGATTCAAAATATACTAACACATTCTTAGCGGTTCAAAAGATTTGGATTGATAATATGAATGGTGGTGGTGTTAAACACAAAGGTGGTGAAGGATTCTTTTACGGAGCTCGTTTTATTTTACACTTTGGTGGTGTTATTGGTCACGGAACTGAAACATTAACCGCAAGTAAAGGTGATAAAAAATATGGATTTGGTGTTCAATCTAAAGTTAAAGTTTGGAAAAACCAAGTTAATGGCATCACGTTTGAAGGTAAAATATGTTCAGTACCACATGGTTTCTGGAGTCCGGACAAGTTAAACGAATATAAAGATAAATATAAACCTTACTTACTTGAAAAATTAGGTATGGAATATGGTGACTTTAATATCGAAACTGAACTAGTTTCAGACGCATCAGGATTATACGCAGAAGATTAATTATTTAACCATTTAACACTTTAAAAGTGAAAAGACCACCGAGGTACAAAGACAAAATTGAAATTAAAGTACCTGAAACTATACTTGTAGATGGTAACGCACTATTAAATGTGGCGTATCATGGAGCTAAAAATCTATATAATAGTGATGGTATTCACATTGGTGGGTTATTTCAATTCTTTACAATTCTTAGGAAAATAGTATTGGATCAAGAACCAAGTAAATTATTTGTATTTTGGGATGGTATGTGTAGTGGTAGATTGAGGTATGAAATCTATAAAGATTATAAGGCTAATAGGGAAAAGAATTTTGAATACCATTTAGATTCTGATGATCCAATTAGAGAGTCTCAAAAATTAAGAATTAAACAATACGCTGAGGAACTTTTTATTAGACAATACCAAGATGATATCGTTGAAGCTGATGATTGTATTGCTTATTATTGTAATACAATGTCACCATACGAAAAGATTACGATCTGTACTGGAGATAAGGATCTTTGTCAACTAATAGATGACAATGTTAGAATTTATTTTTTATCAAAGAAAAAATTTATAACAAAAGAAAATTATCTCTCAGTATTTGATCATCATCAAGAAAATGCTACTTTAGTTAAAGTTATTACTGGAGATTCTTCTGATAATATTAAAGGTGTTAAAGGAGTACAAGAAAAAACTTTAATAAAATTAATTCCGGGTATTATACAAAAAAAAGTGACTATTGACGAAATTTTTACTATACTTAAGGAAGAACAAAGTAAAAGGAAAAAACCGCTTAAAGTTATTGATAATATTCTAAATGGGATAACCGATGGTATCCAGGGAGACAAATTATATGAAATAAACCAAAAAATAATAAATTTAAAAGAACCATTACTAACAGAAAAAGTGATTAACGAAATTAATGATTTAATAGATTCACCAATTGATCCTGAAGGTAGAGATAATAAAAATTTATTTAGAATGATGAGTGAAGATAAATTTTTAAAAGAAATACCTGGGAAAGAAAATGGATATATTGAATATTTTAAACCGTTTTTAAAATTAATAAAAAAAGAAAAAGAATTATTTAACAACAATTAATATGAAAAAAGAAATCGAAAAACTACCTTACGAATTTATTCTGTACATTAACAATAATATTGTATGTCAAAGATACTTCAATGTTAAAGGATTTAACCATAAATCAATAAATTCATATGAAATTAGAGAAGTCATTGAAGACTCTTGTGATATCATCAAAAGAGATTTGAAAAAGAAAACTTTAGAATATCTTTGGAAGTTTTTCAACTCTTATGTTGAACAAAAAACTGAAGAAATTGATAGAAGAAATGTCTATGAAAATGAAGATTTCTTTGATTTAGAGATAAAATTTGATGATAATGGCGACCGAAAAACAATTGCTATGCAACGATTCACTGGGAATGTTTATCCACCAAAAGTACGTTACTCTGTGGATATCAGAGAGTTAATACCAAGTATTATTTCAAATATTCAAGAAGGTTTGAGTAGAAAAAATTACAATGTAATAGAAACCATATAGTAAAAACAAGATATTTATAATAAAATAAGTTTTAAAATGACAAATAAAAGTACAGACAGTTTAGGTTATTTAGGTCACACATTTCAATTAAAATTATTAAATCAGATATTATTAGATGATAAGTTTTCATCAACGATAATCGATGTTTTAGATCCAACTTATTTTGATAATGAATACCTTAGATTAATTTCTAGTAAAATTAAAGATTACCACGAAAAGTATGAAACAATACCAGAGGTTAACACTTTAGAACAAATGTTAATCGTTGAGATTAAAAGAGAAGTTACCAGACAACATACTTTAGACTTATTAAATGAGGTTAAAGATATATCTCAAAAAGATAGTATTTATACCCAAGAAACTGGGTTGATGTTTTGTAAACAACAGGAGTTAAAAAAAGCTACTAAGAAAATTCAAAAAATTCTTGATATGGGTGATTTTGATCGATACCAAGAATGTGAAGAAATACTTAAACAAGCTTTAACTGTTGGTAATTTAAAAGATAATGGGGTTGATATTTTTAGTGGTATTGATGATGTATTATCTGATGACTTCAGAAATCCAATCCCAACCGGTATTCATGGGTTAGACAATCTAATGGATGGTGGTTTATCTAAAGGTGAGTTAGGTGTTATATTAGCCCCATTTGGTGTTGGTAAAACAACTATGGTAACTAAGTTAGCTAATACAGCGTATAACTTAGGATTTAATGTAGTCCAAATATTCTTTGAGGATAATCCTAAAGTAATACAGAGAAAACATTTTACGTGTTGGACTGGTGTTGAGTTAAATAAATTAAATGAAGAAAGAGAACGAGTTAAGTTTGAGGTTGAGAGTATTAAAGAAAATTCAACCGGAAACCTAATTTTAAAGAAATTCCCAAGTGATGGTACGACAATACCACACATCAAACAATACCTTAGAAAATTAACATCTGATGGGATTAGACCAGATATCGTATTACTTGATTATATTGATTGTGTACAACCATCTAAACGAGTTGATGATGTAAACGTTGGTGAAGGTAATGTGATGAGAGAATTTGAATCTATGATTGATGAGTTAAGTCTTGTTGGTTGGACTGCGATACAAGGTAATAGAGGTTCAATTGGTGCTCAAGTAGTTGAAGCTAATATGATTGGTGGTTCTATTAAGAAAGGTCAGATTGGTCACTTTATAGTTTCTATAGCTAAAACATTAGATCAAAAAGAAGAGGGTAGAGCTACTATGGCGATTCTTAAATCTAGATTTGGTAAAGATGGTGTTATATTTGAAGATATTGTTTTTGATAATGGAACAATTTGTATTGATACTACATCTTCAAGTGATGTTTCTTTCTTAAGTTTTGAGAAGGGGTTAGATAAAAAGAAATCAAATAGAATACAAGATGCTCTTAAACTAAGAGAAGAGTTTTTAAATAAAAATAAAAGTAATTAATATGGAACCAATACTAGTAACAAATCCTGATAGGTTTGTATTATTCCCAATTGAACATCAAGATTTGTGGGAATACTACAATATTGAAAAAGCTGCGATGTGGACAGCTGAAGAATTAGATTTATCAAAAGATATTGATCATTGGGAAAACAAATTAACTGATAATGAAAGATTTTTCATTAAAAATGTATTGGCTTTTTTCGCCGCGTCTGATGGTATTGTAAATGAAAATTTAGCTATCAATTTTTTAAATGAAGTACAATATACTGAAGCTAAGTTTTTTTATGGGTTTCAAATTATGATGGAGAATATACATAGTCATGTGTATTCTTTATTGATTGACACTTATATAAAGGATATTAAAGAAAGACATAAATGTTTTAAG